CGACCTAACATATGGGCAATACCCCGACGCTCTCGGGGAAGCCTTAACACTGACATGGAATGAAGGAGAAAACTGGTGGCACGTAAGAGACGAAACACAGGCGGAACGCCTTTTAAGCTGGCTTCGAGCGTAACGCCTCGGCCAGCGCCTAAGCTGCAAACTGTCGCTACGACTTTGCGGCGCAAAAAAACCGACACAAAAATTCCAGCGGTGGAACGGTCGCGCCTGTTAGGGCGGATCGTCAACGAAGCACCGCGAAAAGTAAAAAACAAAACCCCAACCGCCCCCGCCCCGGGGCGCGGGGGTGCGGGGGGGAGGGTCTCCCTCCCCCCCGTCGCGGCTCGTGTAGGGCGCCACACGCCGGCCTTGCAGGGGGCCACCCCTTCACCAACGGTGCGCAATGACAGGCCGACGTGTAAACCGCGCCCGGGCCGCAACACATCCAAAGACGGTGGGTCTCGGGATTTTATCCCGTGGTGTCGATAGGAACCTGGGGGACCGGGGGGCCTGCCCCCCGTGTTTTCTACGCTTAGAAAAATATCCAAAAGACATACCAGCCCTAGCGTTCGTATGTCGAAAAATCGCAAGTGATACGCGGCGATATTAAGGGTTGTACAAACCAACCGCAGATTACTCTTTATAGATTATCGGATAATCGTCTATAAACGACCTTAGGGCGTAACGCCCTTGGAGGTCTATCTATGCGAAAACTTAAAGAGACTGTGACGCTTCGCGCTATCGTGCTGCCTCTTCTGGGCGCACTGGGCGCGATTGCGGCCATGGTCTGGCCAGTAGGCTATCAATCCTTCTGTTCCGGCATGTCCGGCTTGGTGCTGTGATGGGAATGGCGCGTCTGTATCGCAAGCCGTCCTTACAGCAAGAGGACAGGCTCCCACTCGGAACCTACGACCAAGCTATTGGGCGATTGCTCACCATTCGGGCGGACGAAACGCTGCCCGATGAGGCTTACCATGTCGCGGTCACGCTCGTGGCTGACATTTTTTGGGCCACCGACAAGCGTGTTCGCGGAGATGTCATCAAAGCCGCCAAAGAAATTGGGTGGCGCTGATGGGCATTTTCGCAGCACTGCTGCCGTTTCTCAAAGGCACTGTCGGAAAAGCTATCGTCTCCAACGTGGCCACCTCGGCGATTTCCTCATTGGCAAATCGTTCACAGGCAAGAGCTGATCGCCGTCAAGCGCTCGGCGACCAATCCGAACAATTCGTTCGGCTGCGCGATGCGGCGGAAAAAGCGGGTTTTAATCCGCTCACGGCGCTTCGCGCAAATCCAACCGGGGGAATGGTCAATTCGACCCCTGCCCTAGCATCGGGCGGGTTCCTGCGCGATGCGCTGGGGGCTGGGGTTCAGACCTATTTCAACCGCGACCAAATCCTTAAGGATGAGGAGCGCGATAGGTTGGAGCGCCAGCTCATGCGCCAAGAGCTAGCAAACATGCAGCTTCAAGGCAAAGCCTTTGAGAAGGCCATGAAATTTGGCTTCGAGGTTCCGGTCAGTAACAATTACACCGGAACCGATATGCGCCATACCGATTTGAACTATGGGTTGGCGTTTGCGGGCAATGAGATGGCTGTTGCCAGCGACACTTCAGACGCGGAACGCATTGAGCGCCGCTATTCCGATGTTGTGTCCAACATTTACGGTATGGGCGCGTTGGCCCGCGATCTTGGCCAATGGGCGGGAAAGAAAATGAACCGTTGGCAATGGGAGTTGGAAACCCAGCGCCGACAGTCGCTTATCGACGGAAACAAGAACACCCGGCAATTCTATGGCGGGTTCTTCAAATGAAACGCTGCCGAGCATGCGCCCGGCGGCGGGCGAAACTTGTTGCCTTAGCTAAGAAGGCTAAGGCGTTCATCCAGAAAGGGAAAACTAAATGAATATGCCTATGGAGATGATCTCCACTGATCCGATCATGGTGGAAAAGTCGATCCGGCGCGATACTATTCGCGTTCTTACGTCCAGCAATGCTGGCCGGATCGTCCCCGTCGCAGTCATTCCGATGCTGCGTGAAGATCGGGTTTCGACTTCTCGCATCCGCCTCGGGGTCGAGATGATGGAGACTGTCGAGCTTCTCGAAAACGGTATCAATGTCACTGCGTACGCTCACTTCGTGCCGCATCTCGCGCTTGATCGTTTCAAGTCCATGGACGAGCTTAACCGCTCCTACCAGGGCGTTGCTGGCGCTGGTGGTTCGGTCATCCCGTATTTCCAAACCATGACCTATGACCGCAACGCTGATTTTTGGCGCACGCTCGGCATTCATGCCGTGCAAGGTGCGACTGTCAACGCGGCCCCGGTTGAGTATTACAACGAGATCGTCAATTTCCGCCGTCGGTCGCGGTCGGAAAAGCTCGCGCTGCGCACTGCGCTTGATACGACGCTTGCGCCCGCGTTTTGGAAGCATAGCGATCTGCAGCACATTGTGCCGGATTTTGATCAGGCTATGATTGACGGCGAGGTGACGCTGAACCTGAGCGGCAACCTTCCGCTGTCTGCCACGCAAGCCAACATCATTCGCGTTAATACTGCGAATGGCGCTCGGGCCGTGCAGTCGTCCAACGGCACGGTGTTTTCGACCGGGACGACCGCCTTCGGCGCTTCGCAGCTCGCGAATGGCGGGGTCAACGCTGCAATCGACCCCCAAGGGTCGCTGCAAGCCGATCTCTCGGCGATCACGGCCCAGCTTGGTTCGCAGGGCGTTAAGCTGAGCCTTTCGAATATTGAGCTGGCAAAGAAAACCGCAGCATTTGCGCAGATGCGCCAGCGGTTTGCCGGGATCGGCGACGACGCGCTGATTGATTTGCTCATGGAAGGCATCCGCGTTCCCGATGAAGCAATGAAACAGCCTATCCTTCTGGATAAGAAGTCTACGCTGATCGGCTACAACCGCCGTTGGGCAACCGACGCGGCCAACCTTTCAAAGGACGTCGCCACTGGCGAAACGTTCCTTGAATTGACGTTGCGCACTCCGCCCATGAACACTGGCGGCGCTATCATCATCACGGTTGAAGTGGTGCCGGAACAATTGTTTGAACGGCGTGCCGACGTGTTCGTGAACACGACAAGCCCGGCCAATCTCCCCAACTTTATGCGGGATTTTCTCGATCCCGAAAAAGTCGCACTCGTGCGCAATTCGTACGTGGATGTGTTGCACGCAACACCGAACGGAACGTTCGGCTATGCGCCGCTCAATCACGAATGGAACCGCGATCTTGTCCGCATCGGCGGCAAGTTCCAACGCGGGTTGACCGATACTTTCAACGAAGATCGTCAACGCATGTGGACGGTTGAACAACTCAATCCGGCGCTTACCGCAGACTTCTACATGTGCAGCACGCTGCACCAGAAAGTATTTGCGGACCAAGTGGCCCATGCTTTCGAATATAAGCTGCGCGGTGAATTCGAAATCATCGGCAACACGGTGTTCGGTAAAGGGCTCATTGAGAAGGCGAACAATGACTTCGCCGAAATCGACGTGCAGGTCGACAAGACCCGCATCGTCCAATCGTAACCAATGGGCGGGGGAAACCCCGCCTCTATCCCTATCAGCGAGGATCTTATGTCTTACTTCAAAATTGATGCCGTCACCTCTTGGGATGCAGTCGCGCCCAAGGAATTGCTTGAATTTGAGGCCACAGAGGCCCGCCGTATCAGGCTCGCCTTCATGACCAATGGCCCGACCGAAGTTTGGGCCAGCACCGAAACTCGCGAAATTCTCGTCGGGTTCGGCACTGGTCAGTTTGAGGTGGAATTCACCACCGACAGCACCGCCTATGTGCGGTGTCTGGCGGACGATGAAACCGCAATCTTTATGCGCGGCTATGCGCCCAGCATGGTCGTGCCGGAAAGTGTGGAGGAAAACTTCACAACGATCATGCCGCGTGAGCGCCGCAACACTGAGTTTGACCGCATGATTATGTGGACCAAACTTAACGAGGCGCGGCGCGAGGCCCAATTCGCCGAAGCTATTGCGGCCATCAAGGCGCAAGCTGCACCAGCTGCGCCACCACAGCCCGAGGCCGAGCAGGTGATTGATACAGATGGCGCGTAAGCTCCAAGGGGCGGTCCTTCGGGATCGCCCTCCAACCAACGCGCAAGAGGCCATGGCAAGCCTTATAGACGCGCAAGCCATGAAGGGCCGTCTAATCCGGGATCGGATTGACAGCGTCACCTTCGACGGCCTCGCCCCGCCCCTCATTGAATTCATGAGGGCGTTCAGGGCTGAAATGGAGCGCTATAAAATCCCGATGGTATTCCATGAGGGATGGCGCTCCGTGGGCAGACAACATGACCTGCTGGCGCAAGGCGTCACAAAAGCCAAAGGCGGCGAAAGCCCCCACCAATACGGCCTAGCGGTGGATTACATCCACGCGGCCAGAGGGTGGAAGCTGACGCCCTTAGAATGGGCGCAAATCGGGGCTATCGGCCACGAGGTCGCTCGCAAGCGCAAAGTCCCCATGGAATGGGGAGGCGATTGGAAATTCTACGATCCTGCCCATTGGCAGATCAAAGGCTGGCGCAACTGGCAGAGCGTCATGGACATTCACGGGTTTGGTGAACATCACCGACCCACCATAGACGAATGGCCGAAGATCATCGCCAGAGCGGCCCCGACGCTGTTGGGCCGCACCATGTTTGCGCCTCAAGCCAAACCCTAGACCACGATCTAGGCAAACGAAACCGACGCGCAGGACAACTTGCGCGCCGGATAGACTTATCCATACCCCCGAATGGAATTCCATAATCAATGGAATTCGGGGGTGTGGGTAAGTCGTGGGGCATCACCTCTTGTTAGTATACTGCAGTTAGTGACAGCGAACCAGAAAACCGAAGGGAAGCAGCAGCGTGTGCGTCGAACCTCTCAATCTAGGTGAAGGCCAACTGGTGAGCTGTCGCAACTGCTGGCAATGCAGAGCGAACCGCGTCAACGATCTCGTCGGTCGCTGCATTGCCGAACAAACTGCTTCTGCCGCGTCCTACGCCGTAACCCTGACCTATGCAGGGGACGGCCCAGAGACCGCTATGCTTCGCTATCGCGACGTGCAATTGATGCTTAAGCAACTGCGCTGGAAAGGCTTTTCCGTGCGCTACATCGTGGCAGGTGAGTTTGGAACGAAAAAGGGCCGCGCCCATTGGCATGCGGTCCTCTTTTTCTCCTGCGTTGGTCCCAAGGGGCCAATGCCTATTCCCCGGCGCGGCAACGGGCCGTGGGATATCCAGATCGGTCGGCGCTTTCAGTGGAAGCCGTGGCCTCATGGCCTTGTGTTCTTTCAACAACCTGACTACGGGGGTTTTGCATATTGTCTTAAGTATGCACTCAAGGATCAGTCCGGCGCCGGAGGCGCCGGGCATCTTGCGATGTCTAAAAAGCCCCCGCTAGGCGATGATTATTTCAGACGCCTAGCCGATCAACATGTGGAGCAAGGGCTTGCCCCGCGCGACCTCTCCTATTCGTTCTCTAACGTGTTCGACGCTAACAAGCGGCGCCGGCGCTTTCTCGTCCAAGGGAAAAGCCGCGAAAATTACCTAAACCATTTCATCGAAAGGTGGGAATTAGTGCATCGCACTCCCCATCCGATCACAGAGGAAATGACGGACCATTGGGACAAGTTAGCCCGCGCCGATATGGCCGAGGCGCTGACAGATGGCGAATATTTCGCCAGCAAGAACCAATGGCCCAAATACCAACCTGTCGCAGCTCGTGCGCGGGAAACATTCGAACAAGAAGAAGCGTGGTGGGATTTGGTCAACGTCACCACGAAAAAGACCGTCCCGATAGACCTATGGGATATCGTCCCGGTCGCACTTATCGACGCCGCCGATCTCGGCCCCGTCGACCTAACATATGGGCAATACCCCGACGCTCTCGGGGAAGCCTTAACACTGACATGGAATGAAGGAGAAAACTGGTGGCACGTAAGAGACGAAACACAGGCGGAACGCCTTTTAAGCTGGCTTCGA